TCTGGGGGTTTTCAAGTATAGACTTTAGAACAGCGGTTACCTTCTCCTGCTCCTCTTCCTGGTTTACCTTGTAGGTTGAACCCGGCTCCAAAACAAAATCGTAGTTGGTATCCAGAGATCCTTTCTTCACAGAAACAGCTCCCCGTCTTCCTGAATCAAACATCTCCACTACATCGGGGTAAACCTTCCTTATATCTTCGATCTCCTCTGCAAATAGTCGCATTTTCACATTCTTTTCCTGCTTTTGAACAATTAAAGCAATCCAACGCTCGTACAAATCCTGTATAGTCTCGTCCATCATGAACAAATCCCATTCGTCCCTTGCCTGTTGCGTAAACATTCTGCTCTCTATAGCTTTGGGAGTTCTACCAAGGCTAAAGTCAGAGTTTTTAGCTGTCATTACCTCAGTAGAACCACTTTGATTTACAAGTGCATTGGATAAAAAGCTATAGGTTGATTGGAAGGTGTCTATACCTCTGGGGGATATATTCATAGGTTGAACATCCACATTGGGATTATCCATAAACCAAAACTCACCCGCTCCCCATTTTATAGAACTCTTCACCACATTATCAGGATTTATATGAAGTGGGGGAAAGATACTAAACTTTACCCCCTCAAGGTACATATTAATTAAGCTATTTAGTGCGTACTGAAGGGTCTTTCCTCTTGCAATCTCCCCAATCCCTATTGGAGAATTTATAAGCGGTAAAGCATCTTTGGATATCACAGGTAGCATATAGTTTGGGTAAGGTTCATCTAACTCTCGTAAAACATAAGGTCGTGAGGTTTTAGAGTCTGCCCTGAGTGGCGTCCAAGTTATCCATTTATCCCGTCGGTATTCGTGGATAATCTCCACTCTTGGAAAAGTAGCATCGGATACGGTTGTTGGGTAAAGCTTTCTGTCAATAAAGGAGGTGCTATCTTCTTTGTTTGTAGTAACAGCTTCATCCCCACCTGTTCTTTCTAGTTCGGCTATCAAATCCTCAACATCCCAAATATCAGGCGCTTCCTCTTTCCTAGCTTTCAACCAAGATATAGAGACAACATCCCTTGCCTGGAACCAATCGGCATCAAATAAGGACACACCAGGTTGAGGAAAGGCATTCCTCATAGGAAGGAGGTTTATCTCTGGCCCAATGTAACCCCTTCTTTTGTCCACTCGCCAAGGCACAATTGCAAACATCGTGCCATACACAAGGGAGTAAAGATCCATGAGCCTAAGTTTTGTAACAAACCTTCGTTGTTCGTTGGCCCTTTTGGTGTAGTAGTCAAGTAAAAGGTTCATAAGAAGGGTCTTCCCTATATCATCTTTAGAGGTTGCGTAAGCTTTTCCTTTCGGACTTTGTCCCATAACTCTTGCGGAGCGTTCGTAAACTGCAGTGGAAAGTTTTGGGTCAAATACCCTTGACTTTGTTCCCAAAGACTCCTTGTTTTGCCCAATGAGTATTGCCTCCAACTCATCCCATTCCTCCCTCCTGTCTCCTAGCCATTTCTTGGAGTCTGCAAAATGCTGTTGCACGGAATCTAAAAGTGCGTCATTGTTTTTCTTTTTCTTCATAGTATCCTTTCAAAACTACTTGTAAATAATTCTATCAGATTTTGATATTACTACATCCGTAACCCTTTTCTGATGCACCCTTATATCAAACCTAACTACCCCGCTATCAACGGCATTTACGGCATCTATCACATCCACAACATACTTGGCGCTTTCTTCTAGCACCCTCCTTGCCAAAGTGCCAATAATATCAGGGTATTCTTTCAAAACTTGCTCTGTAACCTTTTCTGCTTCTTCTCTTGTCATAAACTTTCTAAAAGCTCCTGCCTGGGGAAACCTGCCATAATTGCGTTATAGTTCTCCCTTCCCATGCTATGCCCAATTGTATTCGCAAGCCCGTAGCGTACCGCATCCATAAGGTGGTCGTCTCCACTCGCTGGCTCGTTTATAAGATTGCCGTCTTTATCTGTCATCCAAAAATAATTTCGGTATTCCTTCAACAGGTTCACACTTCTTTTTGTTACAGATATTCTTTGTTGCTGTACATATTGAATAGACTGCAAAAGGCTACCTTGCCCCTTCGTCGCTCCCACAATATTTACCCCATGCCCTCGTATCTCGTCAATGCTTTTTGGCTCGGCGGAATCAGCAACCACCAAAGCACGGGGAAGATTGAGGAATACATCGGCCAGTTGCTTGTTTGTTTGCCCCCATTGATACAGTACTTCATCTAAAATATAACCTCCATTGTAATAATAAATTGCCGCTATCGCTGAGGGGTCGTTGGTATAACCAAAATCTAGCCCATACCTTTCTAACCTTGCCTCATGGGGGATTTCATCCACTTGGTTCCAATCCGTGTAAATCCTGCCTTTTGCTTCTCCTAGAATCCCCAACCCATAGACTCTCCACCATGCTGAATTTTCTTTCCTTGCTTCTATTGCCTGCCGTACCCGTGGGTCTAGTGCCTCATTGTCAAGATAGGTAAGAGTTAGAAAATCCACATCCTGTTTTGGGAGTACCTGGGTATAAAACCAAAACTCTGCTACGGGATTCCAGTCTAACCAGATTACTTTGCTAGTTCGAATTTCCAGCTGAGTATATGTCTCATAAGGGATATTGTTAGCTTCGTTGATAAATAAAACATCTCTTCTTGGTCCACGTACCTTTCCTGGTTGGTCTGCGCTAAAGAATTCTATCTTAGATCCCGTCTCGAAAGTGTAAATGTAATCGGTTTTATTCCAATTGGCGTCATTCCAATACCCCCTATCCTCCATTATGTTTGTAAAGTCCCGAATAGCTCCCCTCTTCAAATGTGGAAAACTTTCGGACACAACAGATACCAGCTCCCCGTGTGTACTTTGTGCATAGTCTATCAGAACCATCAAAATGGACACAGTCTTGGATGCAGAAGTCCCCCCAGCTACCCCCCGTATTCGTTTACTCAGTTGCAGGATTTTCCTTGTTGCTGTAGTTACCTGGTACATTTTTTACAGATTCTCCACCTAAAAGAGGCTGCACGTTTACTTGGATGTTTGTTTGTGTTGGGTTCTTGAAAGCCCGCCGATCTAACCAGTATTTTGCACTCTCCAAATTTTCATCCTGTAATATGCTCCTGACCACAACCTTTTTTGCCATTATATCCGCATAATGCTGTGCTGAGTTCATTTTCGTTGCAAAATCCTTGTTTTCCTCAAGCCAACGATAGTAAGTGGTCTTATTAATAAGTGCGTAACTACACGCCTCTTCCACGGTCCCACCTATCTTAAATATACTTTCAAGTTTTACAACCAAGTCATCATTTAGTTTCGTGGGTCTACCTACTGTACTTTTGGTGATACTTTTTCCCATTCATCTTCCTTTCCTACGAACTTTGCGTATCTTTTACGAATTACATCACAATATTTCGGGTCTATTTCCATCATATAACAGGTTCTGTTTAGTTGTTCACAGGCTATTAGGGTTGAACCACTTCCACCGAATAGATCCATCACCTTCCCACCATCTATACTCGCGTCTTTAATAGCTGCACCACATAGTTTTACAGGTTTCATTGTTGGGTGTTCTTCGCTCTTTGAAGGTTTATCAAATTCCCATATGTCTGTCTTTGATTTTCTTTTTAGGAACTTCCCCTGAACTTTACCTTCTAATTCTATTTTTATATCACCCACCCTTATTGTTGTCTTGCCATCTTCGTATTTGATTCTGTTCTTCGTTTCATACCATACATTTCCTACATCCCGGAATCCGGCAAAGTAGTGATTCTTGTTTTCTGCGTTCCAACCATAAAGTATTGGCTCATACTGCTGTTGGTAGTCAGCCCTACTTAATGTGAAGTTGTTCTTTACCCATATAATAAATGACTGCCAATGTCCCCCAGCATTTTCAAATGCTGTCTTTAGGTTTGGTAGTTCCTTGGAGCTCATGCATATATAAAAGGATCCTTTGCAGTACGCCATCATATTCTTTATTGCATCATATAAAAATGCGTAGAAGTTTTCGCTGCTCATTGAGTCATTCAGTATCGGCGATTTTTCATTCTTGCTGTGAGTGTTCATTGATCCTTGGTAGTCTACATTGTAGGGTGGGTCCGTGAATACCATATCAGCCTTCTGTCCATTCATCAGTTTCTCTACATCTTCTATCTTTGTACTATCCCCACACATAAGTTTGTGTCTACCTAATTGATAAACCTCTCCCAACCTACTTATAGGTTCTTTATCAGATACCTCTGGTACTTCATCTTCTTGTACTTCTTCCTTAAATAAAACTTTGTCTAATGTTTCCGGCGGTGTTAAATCTACAGCATAATCAGACCATTCAAAATCCGGAAATGCACTTGATAAGTTGGCTAAAAGATCATCGTCATAATACCCCGCCCTGTCATTATCGGAAAAGGCGTACTTTAAAATGGTTTCTTCATCTTTAGCATCTACAACGGAGACCCACGCTGTTTTTATCCCAAGTTCTCGGTACGCTCTAAGCCTCATATTTCCCCCGATCACCACGCCATCTTCTGTAATAAGTAGTGGTTTGTATTGTCCAAGTGATAAAATCTGATTTTTTAATCTCTCAAAATCCTCCTTTTTTATCTTTCTGGGGTTTTTATCCCAAAACTTCAAACTTTCAACCTCCCTATACTCGTTCTTTGTTTCCATAACCTTATTTTATCATTTTTTTGCTAGATTTATATCACCCTTTTGTCGGAGAATTCGTTCCTAGCTCACCAACTATAGGACAGACACCCCCTTTTCTAACAAAAATGACCCTAAATCCTTGTTTTTGCTTACCAATAAGGAGAAAAAGGACAATGTGGCTGGGGCTAAACACAAGAACACTGGACATTGGACATATATATAATATATGTCCAATGTCCAATGTTCTCTGTTTAACGCCGGCCATTTGTCCAGTATTCTTGTCCAGTGTTATGGGAATCCTTTAATGGCGGGATGAAACAATACTGGACATTTGTCCAGTATCGATGTCCAGTGTTCTGTGATTACAATGGCAGTTGTAGTATTTTTCAAAAAAGCATGTCCAATGATATTATAGGATATATTGTTTACTAGATTTGGGGTAACTCACCGTCGAAAATATCGGTAAAATTTTCGTCCTCTTCAGATGTTTCGGTAAACATATTTCTGACTGTGTACCATTTTTCTTTTCCTCTTTTTATTTCGTTCAATTCTTCTTCTTCTAAAAGTTTCTTTATTGTTCTTTGGATTGTTTTTTCGGACACCCCCCTAGCTTCTCCAAGTTCCACAATTTGTTTTTTGCTCACATATGCAGATGCAGACAGCATATCCATTATTAGATTCTCAATTTCATTAACTTTTGTCTCATCTATAAATTCCTCTACTTCTCCACAGTATTCGAAACCAGATACAGCAGTCTCGCCATTGTCTAAATAATCTACCTTCATTCGGATCATGAACTTATCTAGCTTCTGCGAATCTCTTGCCTTTACTTGTTTGAGTGTTAGCTCAGTTTTCGATTTTGCTACGGGCTCTAATCTGAATGCAGTAAAAAGTTGGGCGTTTATGTTAGAGGAACCCCTAAGTCTTTGGCTGTCATTTCTAAAAACTCCTTGTGAGGGTTTATTTTCATGGTGAAGAACAAGGTAAGCAATTCTAGGGTACAGAAGCCTGATAGCTTCGAAAAAATCCTGAGTATCTACGGCAGAGGATTCATTTCCCACCATAAAATCTACAAACGAATCGATAACTATGCAGTGAATTTCTTTTTTCGCAACAGTGGTAGATATGGCCTTTGCAAAATCGGAGGCATTCCCCCTACCGTCGGAGAGGGTAAACTTTTCGGGATAGCGCAAATAAAAGATGTTTTCATTATCTGCACCCATAGCTTTAGCTCTTTTTTGGATCATGCTTCTGGGGTTTTCTTTATCTAAAATCAAAACATTATGTTTTTCTTTTACTTCAAACTTTCCTAGCCAGTCTTGGCCATCTGCCAAAGCCTTAGCAACAGAGAGGGCAAGTAGTGATTTTCCCGTACCTTCTGCGCCGTAAAAAAAACAAAATCCCTGTCCGTACAAAATATCCTTTATCAGCCATGCCTCCTGCGTGATTTCCTCTCTCACTATGTCTGCCAAAGAGTCTACAGTGAAGTCTTCGGGAATGTTGGAGGCTTCCCAATCGGAAGCTGTTTGCGCCTTTCCCATTAGTTCCACAAAATCAGAACTTTCCTTTTTACTGGCGAAAAAATCTGAGATGTCTTTATATTCTTCTGGTAAAGTTACTACTAAGGCATTTGGGAAAAAAGAGAGGAGATTTCGTACTCCTTTTTTACCCGCCTCGTCGTTATCCAAGCAAATAAATATTTCTTTCCCCTGTAGCAATTTAACAAAAGATTCTTCAAACTTTCCTGCCCCTGATGTAGTAGTAACTGCAGGTATCTTGTTTTGACTTAGGACTATGCAATCTATTTCCCCCTCACAAATCACAATTTTTTTCTCGTCCCTTACACGGTGGTAATTAAAAAGTGCCGAGTGACTTCCCAGTGCGTTTTTATATTTTGGCTCTGTCCCTTCTTTTGTAAATTTTAAGTTTCTAGACTTATAGAAAAGAAAGTTTCCATCTGCATCGTGTATGGGTATATTTAAATAGTTCTCATCGTAAGTAATACCAAAAGATTTAATAGATTCTTCGGTCAAGGCGTGTTCCTCTATATATTCTTGAGCAGTCACTTAGAAAGTTCCTCTACAGCAGTTTGGAAACTGCAATTTTTTAATTTTTGATAAAAGTCTATAACATCCCCGCCACCGCAACCCCCGAAGCAGTAGTAAGTGTTTGTATTTGGGTAAATTGCAAAACTACCCCGAGTTTCCTCATGAAAGGGACACTTGCCCATAAGTACTTTACCAGTTTTTTTTGTTGGATATGTATAAAGGTTTGTTATTGGAAACTCCTTTGCTTTCCTAATTTTGTCGTCTATTATCGGGGATTTCTTCTCGCTGTTAAATAGCATGTCTCTAATTTTACACACCTATAAATGATTGTCAATGACTACCAATGCCCATGAATGCTTGACATACGCTAAAGAAGCTGATAAATTATAAAACATGGAACAACAGATAAGAGAAAATGATGAGGTAGCACTCAAATTTATGGACTTGGCACAAGTTGCCGATTATTTGAAGGTAAGCATTGGGACAGTTTACAGATATATAGTTGATAAAGAAAACCCCCTACCTTCTTTCAAAATAAGCGGGAAAAATATCTTGGTGCGAAAGGAGGAGTTGGATACTTGGATTGAGTCACACCGCAGGGAAGTAGAAAGAAGTAGTCCATGTTTACACTAAGGGAATATCAGCAAGAGGCTGTAAACAGGCTTTTGTGGGGGGTAAATTTAGAGGGCGGAGATTTATGCGTTCTTCCTACTGGGGCGGGTAAAAGTCTAGTTATTGCGGAGCTTGCAACAGCTTTAAATAAACCTATCCTAATACTTCAACCTTCTCGGGAAATATTGGAACAAAACGTGGAAAAGATTCGTGCCTATGTAAAAGACTCAGATATTGGGATTTACTCGGCTTCTGTTGGTAGAAAGTATATTAGTAAATACACTTTTGCTACCATTCAATCTATTTATAAGAAACCCGAAGAATTTGCTCATTTTGGCTATGTGATTATTGATGAGGCACATTTAGTAAATCCTAAAAACTTGGACGGGATGTTTACTAGCTTCCTGCGTGAAATAGGAAACCCAAAAGTAGCGGGGCTTACTGCCACCCCCTATAGAATGGACGTAACTTATGAGCCCAATGGATGGGGAGGATTTATCGCCCATACAACCACAAAATTAATAAATAGAATGAAATATCGTTTCTGGCACCGCATACTCTTCAATATAAATCTTGCGGAGTTGATACAAGAAGGTTACTTGCAACCACTGCGCTATTTTGACAAAACAGTACTTGAGCACGAGGAAATACCCACAAATATAACTAAATCTGATTTTGATTTGGGGGCTTATAGTGGCTTGTTGCAGGAAAAAGAGGGGGTGGTGTTAGAGGCTATTTTCTTTGCACAGGAGATGGGGAAGCATGTGTTGGTGTTTTGTAGTTCTGTGGAACAGGCGGAAAGACTGCAAAAACTTGTTGAAGGTGCAAAAGTAGTTACTGCTAAAACAAGTAAAAAAGAGCGAATAGAAATAATAAAGGATTTTAGAGAGGGAAGAATTCAAACAGTTTTTAATGTTGGGGTTCTAACTACTGGTTTTGACTTTCCCGAATTGGATTGTATTGTCCTCCTTCGTCCCACCCAATCTATTGGTCTTTACTATCAAATGCTCGGGCGTGGGGTTAGGGTAGCTCCCCAAAAGAAAGGTTGCGCGGTGATAGATATTACAGGCACTGTAAGGAGGTTGGGTAGAATTGAAACAATAAAACTTGTAAAACAGGAAAAGTGGGAACTTATCTCTGAGACTGGGAGTTGGCACAATTTCCCCCTATATGATTTTGAAATTACTGGGAAAGTTAAACGCTTTTATTAAAATTAAATGTATAATATACACATGAAAAAGACAGCACAAATCCATATTGTACTAAGTCCAGAACTTAAGAAAATGTTCCAAGACATTCTAAAATCTCGTCATATCAAGGCTAGTGCTTGGCTTCGTGAAAAAATAAAAGAAGAAGTCATACAAAACGCTTGACAAGATTTATAAATTATGTATAATTCCTTTCAGTATGAAGTTACAGAAAGGAAGCCCAGACATGACGAATCCTTTTTTAGAAAATTTAGAAACTTTAGAAAGTTTCGCAAGGGACTGTTTCGCACCAGTTTCCTACCAGACTGCAAAGTATTTAGTTACCCTCAGGAATGCTCATTACCTAAACGATAGTGCCTACTGGCAGTACCTTGGGCGAGCAAAAGAAACCTCTCACGAATGCCCCTGTTGCGGCGGGAAGGCAACGGCAAAGGAGATTGTAGAATTTCAAACCTGTAGCACCTGCCATTCAGAGTTTCTAGGAATAGCCCATGACCTTTCTTGGGACGAGGCTTGGGCAGAGGCGGCGGAGGAGTCAAATGAATAGAAAACCTATAATCATGGGTTCCAACCCAACTAAAGAGGAGTATTGGGATGCTGTTCCGATCTCTGGTAAAGCATTGCCGAAGGTGCAAAAAAAGGCAACCAAAAAATCAAATATAGGAGCAAGAGCAAGAAGAAAAGCTAAAAATAAATCACTTCCCATATATGAACGAGCCGTTTATTGGATAGTGGGGGCATTCCTTACCTATATTATCTTCCTAGCCCCCATGCCTCATTCTAAGGGTATGGATGCCTCTTCAAATAAAACTGCCTATGCGGGTGGGGAAAGGGTCA